TTGGATGACGTCGTGCGCCAGACGGATCACTCGATCCACTTCGACCTGCGCCTGGCGACCGACCGCTTCGACGGCTGGTGGGGCATCACGCTGTTCGGTGGGCCGATGGAAGAGAACCGAAAACAGCTGCGTCCGTTCCAGTTGATGGACGACCCAGGCGTTGCCATCCAGTCGGCACCGAAGCTGTTCGGCCCACTGAGCTGGTTGCAGGTGGGTGTCGAGAAGCCGTTCATCGTCGAGCCGCGCGGTGTCGGGTCGACCAGCCGCACCTGGGCAGCGTTCTGGGCGATCGACCAGGGGACGTACCGACTAGGTTTCGCTCGTGTCCATGCTGTGGAGGTGTTTCTCGACGGAAAGGTTCTCGAGGGGCGTTTTCTCTGGCAGTACGCCCCGCTGGGTGAAGGGCGTCGCGAATGGCTGTTCACCCGCCCCGCTGACCAGAGGCCGTATGCCGTGACGCATGACCGGGATGAGATCATTCGCGAGCTGCGTCAGAAGGGGCAGCACTATCTCGTGTGGCCCAAGGATCCGCAAGACCTGCGTGCCGGGCACGAACTGATCGACGTCACGCAGATCCTGCGGATCGTGCGCCGCGATCCGGAGAAACGCTACACGCTCGCCGTCGCCTATCCGCTCCGCGAGGTCGATTCGTGGGGAGACGTCATCACCGACCCTGAGCAACTGGAAAAGGCGGCCTGGGAATACATGCGCAAGAGCCGCCGCGTCGGTCTCGACCACGCACCAGGCACGGAAGGTGCGGGCACGGTCGTTGAGTCGTACATCTACCGCGGCCCACGCTGGGAAGTCAACGGTGAAGTGGTCGAGCCTGGAGACTGGTTGCTCGGGATCGTCTGGTCTCCGCAGGCCTGGGAGCGGATCAAGCGGGGCGAGAAAGTCGGTCTGTCGATCCAGGGCTGGGCACACCGTCGTAGACGACGAGAGGAGGTGTAACGTGGAGCACGAACAGAAGGAAATTTACGAACTAGAGGACATCGAAGTGGATCGGGTCGATGCTGTCGACCGCCCGGCCACCGGTCGGCGCTGGCTGATCATGAAGAGCGAAGAAGAGGACGAGAACGCGGCCATCGTCAAGGAACTGGAAGAGCGCGTAGCGGAAGTCCTGGAAGCCTTGGCCAACGAAGCCCAAGGCCGCGGTGGCCTGTCGTTGTCGGAAGAGGCGCTGTCTGCCTTGAACCGGCTGGCGACGCTGTACGGCCTGCAGCAGCCGTTCAGCGCTGCACCGGCCGAGGCTTCAACACAAGAAGCGTCTGGGCAGGGTGCCGAAGCCGAAGGCGCTGCCGAGCAAGCCAGCGAACCCGTGGCGGTCGCTGCGGAAGCTGACGAGCAAAAGGTGTCTGCAGAGGGTATGGAGGGATACGGGTATCCGGCACCCACCTACCCGAGCCCGGACATCTGGAACGAGATCCTCGAAGAACTGAAGGCGATCCGAGCGCTGCTCGAGAAGAGTGCGGTCGCCAAGTCCCAGCCAACCCAGGTCGCCAGCCGCCAGCCTGAGCCTGAGGCGCGCGTGCGACAGCCGCAAGTGCGCCGGTGGGGCGAGGGCTTGTTCGCTGACGTCCTGTTCGGTTCTTGACGGTCGTGCGGCGCAGGTGTCCCAGCCTGGACAGGTGGATACGGGTCGAGTCATCGAGTTCACTGAGAAAGGAGGAATCTTCGATGCCGAAGACTGCACGAGAATGGTTGGAAAAGGCTACGTTCACGACCGCTGACTTGGCGTCGGGTGGTCGGCTGTCGCCACAGCAGGTGCGCGAGTTCCTGCGGGTGGCGATGGAGTCTGGTGTCATCACCAAGGAAATGCGCTACGAGGACTCGGACGCGCCACTGTTCGAAGTCCCGCGCATCTCGCTCAACACGCGCGTGCTGCGCCGCGGTGCTGAAGGGCAGCGGCTGGCTGACGCTGACCGCGTCAAGCCGCAGACCGGCCTGGTCACCCTGCAGACTGTCCTGCTCAAGGGCGAAGTCCCGTTGACGGACGAAGTGCTCGAGGACAACGTCGAGAAGGAGCGGCTGGCCGACACGATCATGGCCATGCTGGCTGAAGCGGTCGGTCGCGACGTCGAGGAGCTGTTCATCAAGGGCGATACGGCGCGAACCGCGTCAGAAGACCAATACCTGGACTCGCTCGACGGCATCATCAAGCAGCTGCAGGTCGGCTTGCCGACGGCGCAGAAGGTCGATGCAACGGGCATCACCCGCTACGACGATCTCTTCCACGCCATGCTGTCGGCACTGCCGCCGCGCTACCGGACGAACGTCTCGCAGCTGCGGTTCTACGTGCCCGTCCGGCACCATGACGGCTATGTCCGCGAACTGCGCGCGCGGGGCACACGGCTGGGTGACGACGCGATCGTCCAGAACCTGACGGCCGATCTCGGGTTCTCGGGCATCCCCGTGCGGGCGGTACCGTTGATGAGCGGCACGGACACGATCAACAGCGCGAGCGTTGATTACAGCAAGTTCGTGTTGCTGGTCGACCCGCAGAACCTGATCGCTGGTTTCCAGCGCCGGATCCGCGTCGAGCGCTACCGCGACCCGCGCGAGGGTGTGACGAGCTTCGTCGTCACGCTGCGCTGCGACGTCAAGATCGCCGATCCGGAGTTCGGCGTGCTGGCGTACAACGTGAACTTGTAATCCGAGAGAGGAGGGCGATAGATGAGCTTGCGTAGGCTCGCAGCCCAAATCCTCGGACGCGGTGTGGAACTGAAGGCCGCCGTTGCCGCTGGCGCGGCGGCCAACACCCCCATCAGCGTGCCGGGGATCAAGCGAGGAGACGTCCTGGTCGCCGTGCTCGAACTGCAACCACCGACTGCAACGTCCGGTAGCGCGATCGTCGCGGATCGCGCGAGCCAGACCACAGTCGGCAACGGGTCGATCCAGATCGCGACAGCGACGACGGGTAACCAGTTGTTGATCCTGTACTGGAGCGTGTGACATGCGGCTCGTCGTGACAGAAGCCATCACAATAGACGGGCTGGTGTGGGAGCCGGGCGAGTACGAGATCGAAGACCCTTATTGGGCCATGCGCTTGTACGAGCGGCTGCGGCAGGCCCACGCCCATGCGTCGGGCGAACAGGCCGAGCCGCAAGACGAGCCTGTGGCCGCCCAGGACGAGCGTCCGCGACGACGGCGGGGGTGACGTGAATGGCACGCCTGGTGACGCCTTCTCGATCGGCCCTGGCGACTGAGCTGGAAGTGCAGCGGGCGGTCTGGAAGGACACAGCCACTGCGCCGTTGAGCCCCGGGCACAGCGAAGAAGAGCAGGACGTCCTGTGCGCGATCCTGAACGCGGTCTCGGATGCAGTCGAGCAGATGCTGTCCGGGGTGATCGAGCGCGAGTACAGCGAGTACGCAGATGGCGGCAGCCAGTGGCTGCTGCTCCGCCACCGCCCCATCGTCACCGTACTGGAGGTGCGCGAGGGGACGCAGACGCTGGTGGAAGGCGTCGATTACGCCGTCTATCACCACCTGAACCGGTTGCGTCGTTTACCAGGCGGGACGGGCACTTCGGGAACCGTGTCCTGGTTGTCCGGCACAGCGACGGTCTGGGTTCGCTACCGCGCTGGCTGGGCGACCCAGGTGCGCGATGCCAGTGACCAGCTCATCGCCGTGCAGTACCGGCCGGGCGGGGAAGCGATCCGCCAGGCGGTGTTGCTGTGGTGCCAGGCGCTTTGGGAAACGGGCCCGGCTGCGTATTCTGTCCAGGTCGGTGCGACAGGTTTCGTCCTGAACCGCAACGTGGGGATCCCGCCCCAAGTGCAGGCGTTGTTGCAGCCGTACCGGACGGTGGCGACGGCGACGGCTGTGTGAGGGTGATGCGGTGCTCGTCTTCAAGATCCGCTACGAAATCCGGCCGACGGACGCGCCGATGATCGGGGTGACGCGCGGCCCGCGTGTCTATCAGGTGTTGCGCGAGTGGGCACGTTTGACCGCCGAAGCGATCGCCCAGCGAGCGGTGACGAGGTTGACGGAAGAGAACCACATCGCGTCCGGTGCGCTGGCTGCGTCGATCCAGACCGAACCTGAGGGTTCGCCCCAAGAACCAGCGTATGCCGTTATCGCGACTGGTTCGGACATCCTGCGCGGCCCGATGTGGCAGTACGCGGCGCCGGTCGAGATGGGTGGGCGCCCACACCGCCCGCCGATCGCACCGATCGCTGCCTGGGCGGCGCTGAAGACGCACCTACCGGAACGCGAGCTGTACCCGTTCGTCATGGCGGTGGTGAAGAAGATCCAGAGCGAAGGGACACCGGCGACGCGGTTCATGTCGCAGGCGATCGAAGACGTGCAGCAGACGTGGGCGAGCGCGTCGTACGGGTCGCTCATCCTGGAACGGATCGTCCAGGAGCTGACGGAGTGAAGCATGGAGATCGCAGCGATTCGGCGGGCTCTCGTCAACCTATTGCGGACGGTTCCCGAGATCAAGACTGTTTACGAGTACCCGACGCTGGAGATCGCACGCGAGTGGCCAGCGGTCGCGCTGCGCCCACTGGAAGTCCGCGTCGACCGCGTCGCGCGCGGCCTGTCGACTGCCGAATGGCGGTGGGAAGTCTGGCTCGGTATGCCGGTCGACCAGAAGACGAGCGAAGCTGCCTGGCGGTCAGCTCAGGACGTCGTCGATGCGGTGGTCGAGCGGCTAGCGACGTGGAAAGACCTGGGCGAAGGGTCTGCTGTCGCAGCCGTGACGAGCGCTGGCTTCGCGTTCGTCAACCGAGATGTCGGCCCGGTCGTCGAGGCACGCATCGTCGTGACGATCCGCGTACCCATCCTCACCTAGCCCACCAGGAAAGGAGCGTCGTGTATGAAGCTGACCCGCACGCGAGACAACGGGGTCGTGCCCGAAGACATTGCCATGAGTACCGAAGAACAGCCTGAACAGCTCGGCACAGAGCCCGAAACTGCTGCCACGACCGAGGATCCTGAACCCCAGGACACGGGTTATACCGAGACTGCCTGGGCGAACTACACCAACTACCAGTGCACGCTGTGTCCATACAGCACGTTGAGCCGAGAAGCGATCGAGCAACACGTCGCTTGGCACCGCACCGCCCGCCAGGTCAACGACTGGCGACCACCGACGAGCTGAACGGTTCTCCGGTCAACAAACAAAAGGAGGAATGAACGATGGCGCGAACGACACTGACGCCGATCGTGCTGCCTGGGACGTGGTCGACGACGGCACAACCCATCACCTTCACGCCCGCCGACACGACGAACAACAACCGTTTCCTGGCTACCGGCCAGGAGATCTTGCTGGTTCGCAACACCGGTGATTCGGCCGCGAGCTTCACGGTGCTGTCCGTTCCGGACAGCCCATACGGTCGCATCGGGCACCTGACGCACAGCGTGCCGCCGAACGGATTGGTGGTTACCCAGCTGTTCGATCTGGTCGGCTGGGCAAACCCGGACGGGTACATCTACGTGAACGGCGCGGACGGTCTGGAATTCGCCGTCCTGCGCATCCGACGGCGCTAGGCGATGACGAGAAGCTGAGAAAGGAGGTCTCACGATGGCGGTCATTTACCCTGGTATGCATACGATCATCAAGGTCGGCGACGGTGGGTCGCCCGAGACGTTCACGACGATCGCGCGGGTGACGGACATCTCCGGCCCGACGATCACGGTGAACACGGCCGACGTCACCAACCGCGACTCGCAGGGCTGGACGGACGTCGTCGCCACGACGAAGTCGGCTGGCGAAGTCAGCTTCGACATCATCCTGGATCCCGCTGAGCCGACACACGCGCTGTTGCGCCAGCTGGTCGATACGGGCCAGCTCCGCAACTTCAAGCTCGTCCTGGCCGACGGGGTGACAGCCTGGCAGTTGCGGGGCTACGTGACGAGCTACGAAGTGAACAGCGCGCTCGACG